AGGAATTCTTTGGTCAATTCTTTAGTTTCTTCCCATAGAGCTTTATTTTGATATAATGTTTTGCCATTCTTATCATAATATTTGTTGATGATAGCGCCTTGTAAATTTCTACCTGTACCTGGAGTAAGGAAGAAACCAAACACTTTAGAATTGGTTGATTTACGAAACCAATCCATAGTAGCCTGCATTACAAAATCACGATTACGGTTTTCTTCTTCTTTAACTCTATATTCAAATTTAATTTTTGGATCCATAAACACAATATTAGTGTTATATGTTTCAAACATTTTGCCATATGGAGAATCATTTTCTGCAACAGTTGGCATATAATAACTTACTTGGTCTGCTTCGCCATCGTGAACAATAACCAAACTACTTAAATCAAGGTTATTCACTTTACGGAAATTTAACATGACATCTTTCATAGCACAAATAGCTTGTGATAATGGAGTGTTAGATAATTGCTCTGAATCTGGTCTAAAGAATCTTGATTGTTTATGCCATTGGTTCTTATCATCATAAGATGCTTTAAGCATTAACATGTTTTTTAGGCACTTACTGAATTCTGCATTACCCATTTTTGAATTAAGATATTCACGGAGTAATACTGACCTCATTCTAATTTCGCCAGGTTTTTCACTAAACATAGCATTCATATCAGAATCATCAGAGCTCTCATTATCTCTTTTCCACATAGTGAATGAATCACCAAAACTATACACATGGAATGGAATATTCACTTTACGGCAAAACATCGCTAATACAAGCACTTGCTCAATTGAGCCACTCATATTTTGTGACATTGAACCAGAATAATCCAACAATAAGATAAGTCCGTGTGATTTACCTTTTGGTACCATCATCACTTTACGGAAGATATTATCATCAAACTGATAGGTAGCAATCTTATTAATATCAATATCACCAGTATCAGAAATTTTAATCTTTGAGAAAGCTTTAGCAGCCTTCTTCATCTCAAACTCTTTGGCAAGTAATGAGATATATTTTTCATTCTTGTTTTTAAATTCACGGATTAATTTTTGAACATCAGCTTCGGTGTGAAGATTAGCATTCAATTGCTCTTTCCATGATTTCTCCATCAATGAATGGACTCTTTTATAAGGTGTTACAATCTTATTCAAGTCAGCTTTAGGGAAAGTAACATAAACATAGTCCTTACTTTTCTCATCTAAAAGCATTGATTCATTTTGACGGAATGCCTCATCGGTTTCACATCTTGGTTCAAACTGGTCATCCATTGAAACATTGGATTCTTTTTCATTATTGACCCTAAATTCTTTGGCCTTTTCTTTTTCAGCTTCAGATTCTTGCTCAGATTCTTTACCTGAACCTTTACCTTCATCATCGCCTGTGCCTTCTTCATCGGCATCACCATCGTTGGCAGAATCAGAATCATCACCAGATTCATCTTCAAATTCTTCAAGGTTATCAAAATCAAAATCTTGTAATTCAGGCATATCAGCTTGCTCATCTTTAGAGTAGGCATAGATTTCATTGGCAACTTTAACCACATCGTCCCATGATTCCACATTTTTAACCTTTTCAACCATCTTTTCTTCTTCACCAGTGAAAAACACTTTCATAGTGTATTGGCTTTTGGTATAGATGTTTAATCGGTTGATGAAAGCCATATCGTTAATATCACGACCTTTAATACCGAAAAAATCACGACCCATCAAGTCAGCATAAGCTTTAGCGAATGATGATTTTAAACCTGGATATTTTCGTTGGACTTTTTTCTCAATACGGGCATCTTCAACCACATTTAAGAATGATTTAAAATTCTTACTTTTGGTTTTATCTACCACGGCATCATGCCATCCTTCGGCAGGAGTATAAAGGGCATGCCCAACTTCATGGCCTGTTAAAAGGTCATATAGAGCGCCTGTCATATTTTGCCATATAGGGAGGTAAAGGATACGATTCTTTGGATCAAACTTTGCGGTTTGAATTTTTGAATGTTGAATCGTAAGGTTTTCGGTAGCCATTAATTTGGCTAACTGTGATTTGGATTCTACTGTATAATTTGACATCGTATATTTGCTTCTTAATTTTTATGTAACCATCCTAACATAGAAATGGTTAAAAGTCAAGCACTATTTAGGGGGTGGTGCAAAAAAACAACAAATGTTGTAAAAAAACAACATGTTGCGTGGAAACAACATGTTTTTGAATATGGAGCGGGACCTAGGATTCGCACCTAGTGAACGGGTTGGACACCTATTCTGTTCTACTAACTTCCCGCATTTGGAGCGGTGTTGTGGTGTTAAACCACACTATCTAACCGGGGAGGCTAGACTGTCTTGGACCCACCGCAATTAACTATTTAATGTAACCATTCTAACAGGACTTTAACTTAATGTCAAGCGTTTCATCCATGTTTACCGACCAACTTGACCTAGGTATTTGTCTTTCGTTTCTTGCCATGTTAGAGTGATTAGGTCATCATAGAAAAGTGTTTCTTTTGAAACTTTATCTTTCTTTTTAAGAATACTGATTCTCGGTTTCGCTAAATCTTTTTTCCAAATTTCTACTAGAGCTTCAACCGATGTATCAAAGTTTTTCTTTATTCCTGTTGAATCTTCGCCTCTTAAAAATTCTACTGTCTTATCATATAACGGACACCAATAAATGCCACGAGCATGAGCTGTCTTAATCAGTTCTTTAGGCACCTGTAGTTTTGAATAGGTGAATTGTAGTGAACGATTCTTATGGTCTCTTTTATGTGGTTGACCAGATGGTTTCTTGGCAACATACCATTCAAAATATTTCTTGGTGTAATTCTTCATTAACCATTGGCGAATCTTGTATCGTGTTTCTTTTTCTGGTTCAAAAGATACTGAACCTGCTGTGAATCCCATTTTCTGCCAATAAGGTAAACCATCATACTGTGATAAACCATTTGGTTTCGCTTGGCCATATAATGATGTGGTTGTGATTGAAACTAACTTATCACCATAAAGTTTTTCCCATAGTTCTTGTATTGGTGTGGCTAGACATAATAATGCGAGTAACTTACCACCTACATAATTATAACCTAATGGTTGTAATGGAACAATCGTTGAACCAATCGCAGTATGGTTAATCATACCACCTTGTGTTTTTAGTTCACGGCTCCAACCAATATAGTTATCTCGTGGTGTCAAATCTAGGAAGTCAGATGAAATACAAATTACTCCTAGATATTTTTTAGTAATTTTATCTCTTACAATAAAGTTCAAATTACGCCCAATGTTTGAATTGTTTTTCATGGTTGATGAAAAGGTACGAATACAATTCCACAATTCAGGTAAGTCATCTTGTTTGTTTGCATAAACAAGTTCGGGTTGTAAATTTAGATACTCATCAACATTCTGTGGATTCCAAAAGTTGGATTTTACTTCTTCAATAGCTCGTCTTTGTTTCTCATCTTCAATAACTCGTTTCTGTCCTTCCCATAAATCAGATACAACAACAGCGGGATATCGGTCTTGCACCTCACACCATTTTTGATAGAGTGTATATTCTTTCACATCCATTTGTGACACATAGGTCAAGTCTTTAATAACTGTTTGTTTAAGTTCTTGTTCGTCAATAAAAGGCATATCGTCAACAGGATTTTCTGCTAACCATTTCTTCCATTGGGCTTCTACATCGTCTTTTGGGTCAAATGCGTATGACATTATTTTCTTTTCTTAATGATTTCAGATATTTTTTGTGCTTGTATTCTTTGTAATTCTTGTGTATTGTCTATGTCTTTTTCAATAGAGGCTGTAGTTTTATTTACTACCGTTAATTGTAATTTTAAATCTTCTTGATGTTTTTTTAATATTTTAATTTCTTTATCTAAATTATCAACTCTTCTTTTTTGATTATCTAATTCATAGTTCATATTCACCATAGTTCCAAGGAATAGAAATGAAATCATAATTGAAACTAAAAATAAAACCCAAGATACTTGTCTATTTGTCATTTTTTCTTTTTCGTGTAATTGTTTTAATAATTTTATCTTGTTTTTGTCTTGCTAATCTTAATGAAACTGGCCCAGCGTGTTGCACAAACTTAATGCCATTCATGTGGTCTAATTCGTGTTGATAACATCTTGCAGTTAAACCTTCCATTTTCATTTGAATATGTTCGCCGTTTTCATTATAGAATGATGCCATAATCCATGATGGTCTTTCTATTTTAAGATATAAAGCAGGATAGGAGAGGCAACCTTCGTTATCTTTTATCATCTCTGCCGATTGTTCGGTAATTAATGGATTAATACAGGCAAATTGAAAATGTTCGGTACCAATCACAAATACTCTTTCAAAAACACCACATTGATTGGCTGAAAGACCTAGACCATTAAACTGTTTCATTGTCATCTTTAATCGTTTAATTAAAGTATTCATGTTTTGATTAGGTAGTGCGTTTTTATATATTGGTATTGGTTTACTTAACATTGGATGATTCTCATCAAACAATGGCAAGGGTTCAATCTTTTCTTCTTTTATAATATTAACACCAGTATCAATGGTAAATATTTCTTGGCTCATTATGTCGTTGCTCATTTTACAATCCTACTAAAGTTTTTAATCTTCTCAAATTTAATTACATGGTTAAATTTATCTTGTAGAATATCCCCTTTATGAGAAATCACAAACAGGTTGACATCTTCAAGCATATGTAATATCTTAATCAATTCATCGGTACCATTCACATCAAGGCTTGAATCAAATATTTCATCAAGTATTAATAGATTAGTATTAGATGAATTTTTAAGTTTAGCAACAGCACGCCATGTTAGCATAAGTGCCATATCAATTCTTTGTTTCTCACCTTCTGAAAAGTTATTATAGGTAAACTCATCACGATGCCTTGATTTGATTGTTTCTTTAAATGATTCATCAAGGTTAAAGTTCACAAAGAAGTCTAATGATGCTAAATACTTATTCACTAATTTATTAATGATTGGTAAGTATTGTTTAATAATTTTTGTTTTGATACCAGTATCTTTTAATAGACCAGATGCCACTTCATAATATGTTTTCTCATCAATTAATTCTTTAAGTTCTTTTTCAGCTTCATCAATTTTAACTTTGAGTTCTTCTAATTGTTTTTGTTCGGTGTCTGATATATCTTTGGTATTTTTTAACTCGTCAATGTGTTTTTCAATACGAACAATATATTTTTTTATCTCGGTAATAGATGTGGTGTTGGTTGCAATCTTAATTTGTAGTTCTTGTATTTGTTTTTGTTTTTCACTAATTTCATTGAGTTTATTTTGTTCTTCAAGTAATTTGATTTCTAGTTGTGATAAACCAACGGTACACTCCGTAATCTTACTGGTTAAATTACCAATTTCTTCTTCTTTAAAATGTTTATCAATGGTTTGTCGGCATGTAGGACAATTGTCATTGTGTTCAAAAAAGTTGACATCTTTCTTATATTTGCTTAGATTCGTTTCAATCTGTGTTTCTAGTTGATTAAACTTTTTAACCTTTTGTTCTGTTTCTAAACGAGATGTCACATCAGCTTGTAATGTATCAATCGTACCTGTGTGTTCGCTTGTTTGTGTTTCTAGTGTCATAATATGATTTGAATTGTTGGCAATATCTAATTCATATTCATCAATCTTTTCATCATTATTTTGTTTTAATTGTTTGATGTGTGTTTCTTTGAGCTGATACTTTTGTTGGTCAATATCAATCTCATGTTTTTTAGCTATAGATAAATCTTTATTATTACTTAACTTTTCTTTAACCAACCCATTCATTGTGGAGAATATTTGGATGTCAAGTAGGTCTTCAATGATTGCTCGTCTATCAGTATTTGATAATTGCATGAATGGAGTAAATGACGCTGAACCTAGAATAACAATCTGTGTGAAAGATTTGTAATTCATTTTAAGAATAAACTTCTCTAGGTATTCTTGATAATCACGAGCAGCTGCATCCTGATTTAATAATTCGCCATCTTGATAAATCTCAAAAGTATTTGGTTTGATACCACGAATAATCTTATATGATTTGTTACCAGCATTAAACTCAACTTCAACAACAGTATCTTTACCATTGATTGAATTGATTAGATTGGGTTTAACAATTGAACGGAAAGGCTTACCAAAAAGTCCAAAGCATAATGCGTCTAGCATTGTAGATTTGCCAGAGCCATTTTCACCAACAACAAGTGTGTTACTTGTATTGTCTAATTTAATTTCGGTAAAATAATTACCAGTTGAAAGAAGATTCCTCCAACGAACATAACGAAAGACGAGCATTATTCAGTTGTTTCCGTGTTAATCGCTTCTACATAGAGTTCACGCATGAGTGTTTTAAGTTTATCACTATTTACATTCAAGGTAAGATTATCAATATACTTACTTAATATGGTCATCGTATCTTCAGCTTGGTCAATAATATCTTGGTCTGTATCAAAACTTGTATCAGTAAAATCTTCAACAATGGATATATCTGATACACCAGCTTTATATAAATTGTCAATCACATTATCAAATAGATAAGGATTTTGTTTGTTAATTACAATTACTTTAACATATGTTTCTTTTAGTTTAGAAAAGTCATATGCCTTCCAGAATTCAAAATCTTGAGCACCATCATCATAATTTATTTTATGAAACATACGATATGGATTTTGTATGAATTCCATTTCACGAGTTGCCGTATCAAAGATATGAAAACCTCGTGGATCATTATAATCAGCCCAAGTCATTTCGTTTGGAGTGCCAACATAATAAATATGTCCATCATCTGATTTGTGATGGAAATGTCCAGTTAATACCATATCATACTTGATAAGTTTGTTTTTGTCAATACCGCCACGACAAATATTACCACGGTCCATTTCAAACCCATCAATCTCAAAATGGCCAAAGGCTAATTGCGATTTACTTTCGTTGATTGCTTTAAAGATTGTTTCTTCATTTTCAGGACAGAGCCAAGGAATAATATCAAAAGCAACACCATCAAAATCAATGGTAGCAAAATCATCATATACAGTAATGTTGTCATAGTCTTTTAATAATAGTTGTGGAGAATTAACTTCTAGTGTGTTCTTAAATGAAATATCATGGTTACCAAGGATGGTATAAAATGTGATATTGTTTTCTTTTAATTTATCAAAAAAGTATTTACGGCACAGATAGAGTGAATTGAAATTAATAAACTTTCGTCTATCAAACAAATCGCCCAGCTGAAACACGGTCGTGATATTATTTTCTTTCAAATACGGAAAGAATATATCATCATAAAACTTCTTAATATATTTGTGGAATTCTAGCGAATCACCACGCATACCAAAATGGGTATCACCCAATACACATAATTTCATTAATATTTAATTCTTGTTTGGTTGAATTTTTCTTTAAGTGTTTCTATTTCTCTTTTGAGATTAAGCTTTTGAAATTTCAATTTGCTAAGGTCATCATCATTCACGAATAAACTATAACCTTCTTTAATCTGGCTATCTAAAATTAAATGTTCTTCTTCTAAATCTCTAATATGTTGAAGCAACTTTTCTGTATTCATTTGTATCCTCATATGAAAATGAATTAGGAAATCTGAATCTTACCTCAGCGCACCCACAGATAATAACACATAATAAAATTAAAGTCAAGCATTTCATAGGTAATTATAGGTCTTCGCCGATGAATTGATCCAATCCTTTAACCTTACCTTCTTTTTTCTTTTTTTTACTTTCTTCAAAGTTGTGAATGAATTCTGATATGTTATCATAGAGTTCAAATTGCTTGGCTACACCGTCTGAATCTTCTAACATTTCATATTCATCAAGTATACCGAATTGCTCGGTAGCTTTGTATTTGACATATAGTTGCTTCTTCTCTTTCATAATCCTACGAAGAAAGGCAAAATATATAATTTGTGTGAAGTATGCGAATGGATTTTTTGATTTATCTGGATCAAAATTACGGAAATACATGATACAGTTTTCAATACCATCAGAAATCATTTCATCTCGGAAAGAGTATGAAATAAAATTTGGTTTACGAGATAGATGCTCTGCAATTTTTAGAAAGCATTCACCCACATAATTTGGAATGTTTGGCTCTTCCTTATCGTTCTTATTTGCCTCATCACACTTTTCTTTATACTCTATTAGAGCCTTCAAGAAGTCGGCGTTATTTACATAATGTTTTGGTTTCTTTTCACTCATAATTTATCCTTAATTGCCTCATAAAGCGCTTGACTTCTGTTAGTCTAGCGGTGTTCCCGTTGATTGTAATTGCTTTAATACCTTATCCGTTAGCCTTTGAACTCTTTTACGATAATCAAATCCTAGTAAACCTGATTTCTTTCCACTCTCATATATTGGAGGAAGTCTATCTGTTGAATAATATTGGTCAGCAGTAATATCTATAACGATATCTTTATTATCTACTGCCCACCAATGATAGATACCCTCATCATCTATAGCACGATATAGTTTAATAACTTTAGTACCAAATATCTTTTGTAAACAACCTGAAGCATTATGACAATGGCCAAACATTGGATTAGAAGCATTTCTTTCTACCCATTTTTTAGGTAAAAGGTCAGGCGTTAAATTATTTAATATAATTTTACTTACTAATTTTAAATTATCAGGTGTATATTCTAACATTAATGTAATTTCTTTTTCCTATCATTAGATGAGTTTTCTAAATAACTTCTAATCTTTTCTTGTTCTTCAGGAAGTATATCTTCAAGAACCTCATCACGATATTCTAACAATTCATCTTTCAGTACCTTTAACACATCGTCATTTTTAGCTACCGATATTTTAGCTTGTTCAACCATATTAATATAGTATTCAACTAAATCTTCTTTTGGTTCAGCAAATGTTAATACATCGTGAAAAGATATGGTAGCTATATTATCAGAAACTACTTCAAGTGGCAACCATGGTACCATCATCATTACCGTTCCTTTAATGGATCGTTTGACAATCAATGACATAGGATCGTTCAATTGAATCCATTCTTCGCCATCATCCATAATACAATCGGAAATAAGGTCTTCTCCGTTTTGTAATCTGATAATTTTAACTCTGTGTTGTGGAAGTGCTGTCATGTTTTAATTCTATGTTATAGTATTTATAGTTAAATTTTTCATCATCATATATTTTAACACGTTCAATGAAATGTTTAATCGTATAGTTTGTAAATTTGCCTATACGAAAATCATCAGCGATGTCAAATAAAACCGCAGCTTCTTTATCGTCACCAATTCTTAAACCACGGCCAATAGATTGAAGATTACGAATACGAGATTTGCTTGGTGATGCGAATATAATATTATGTAGGTTACGAATGTTGACGCCTGTTGAAAAGGTGCCGTATGATGCTACAATGATTGCGTCTTTTTCTTTTTCAGTAATTGAACGGACCGATTCGCGAACCTCAACATCAGTTCCGCCAAATACAAAGAATACATGCCTATTTTTGGCATGAAGTTTGATATTAGCATAAAGGTCTTTACCATGTTTTTCAACAAATTGAAATAAAATAAGTGAATTGCCTTCTAGCGACAATGCTAGATTGCGAATGAAATCGTTACGAGCTGTATTTGAAACTATGTAATCAATCTCTTGATTATAATCCCAATCACGAGCCATCTTACATATAGGTTCAGGATGCTTAAGAATCAGACATTTAATTTTAAAATCTGCTAATTGACCTTTCTCAATTAATTCAGATGTTGAGGTTGCCTTATAAACTGGACCAAATAAACCCTCTAATACCAAACGATGAGTTTGAGTTCCGTCTAAAGTTCCTGTTGTACCTATTCTATATTTAGAATTTGAGCAACCTGTAAGTATAGTAGTAAGTGATTTAGCTTTGAATTGGTGAGCTTCATCGCCCAAAACAAAATCAAACTGTTCAAAGTATTCACCTGAATTCTTGTAAATGGATTGCCATGTGGTGATGGTTAGAAAATTGTTGGTGTGTTTATCTTTACCAGAATATTGGCGATGACAGTATGTATCAGAATCATAACCATAGGATTTAAAATCAGAAAACATCTGTTCAACCAATGATGTGGTTGGAACTATTAATAATCCTTTTTTTAAGCCTGATGCTTGTAAGTAACGAACAATGACATAAAGTATAAGTGATTTACCTGAAGCTGTTGGAGATAATAAAAGAATTCTCTTATTACGAATAGCATGAATAAAAGATTTTAATTGATAATCACGAACTTCGTGTGGAAGATTTAATGTCTTAATAAAGTCTTCAGCTTCTACCACAGATAATACTTCGGTAGATATGACATCTGAATCTATCTCAAGTTTATAATTTCTTTCTTCACAAAACTTTTGAATATAAGGAACCAGACCATGATATATGGTAAAGTTGCGTAAGTCCGCCAGCCTTATCTTTCCATCCCAGAGCCTACTTTTATAAGCGGGAACGAATTGGTAACCTGGAACAAAGAATGTAAAGTAAGATGATAACTCTTGAGCTATACCCTTTTCACACTCAAACTGAATGAATACTTCATTCTTCTTATGGAGAATTAAATCAGACACCTTGTATAAATCTTTCCCAGGCTATGAAGTCGCGGAGTTGGAATGTGCGAGAGTTTAATTCTTTGAGTATTGAACCACACACATCTACGATTTCTTCGTGCATAGCTTTTGCAGCTAGACGAGCATTGATGTCTTCATCTGATTCTAGGTAAGTTGTGATTTCTGATTTTAAAACATAAGGGAAAGGTTGCCAACCATGTTGAGTGAGTTGGTCCTCATCAAGTTTACCTGTATAATATTCCCATTTTAATCGCCTCATCTTACTGGCCTTAAATTCAGATTCTTTGGCCAATAGGCGATGATGTGATAGTATATTTAAATACTTGCTATGCAATTTGGGTATATCTAATAATGCTTTGCCTGGTTCTGTTCTATCAATGTCAGAATCCTTGCGCCACATTTCTAATAAATCTTCAAGTTGTTTCATATAGTTGAAATCCTCCTATTCAAAGGATACATCACTTCCATTAAATTGTCAAGCGTTTTTTAGAATAATTTCTCTACATCAAAGTAACTATACCGAAATGTAGCATCAGCTGTAATTATAGTATCTGGAGAATCTGTTGCACTCATTACAAAGGTAGAAAGGGTGGTAGGAAATACATCAAAAAACTTAATGTTATAGTATGGTGTATTTGATGATGAAAGCAAAGTAACAGTTGCATCAGAATATTGTGGTTTGGCTATTGGAATGTTTGTTGCATATTTGTTTAATTTACCGAGATTTCTATACTCAGCAAATTCTTTAGGGAAAGTCATAGCACGGATCCAATCATGTATTTCAAGCCACGATTTTAATTCTTCGTCAACGACAAAGGTAATATTCAATAAATCGTATATGGCTTTTTCACCGGGAATATACACATCAACAAATGGGTTGGTTTGTGGAATTTCAGATAAAGAAATACCAGGCACACTTAATGATTGACAAAAATACCTAACATTGGGTGAACGACCAAAGTTAAGTTGAAACTTATTTGGTTGTAGAAAATTAGGGTTTGTTGGGTTACGATTGGTTGCTGTCATAATGGTTTATTTATGCTAAAAAAAAGAGGACCCTTTTTACGGAGTCCTCTTTAAGATTTATTGCTTTGCTAGTCTTTTATTATAGTTATAATTATAAGACTTATAGATTACATTAAGTTTGCAATCTTGAACGCACGGTAATAGTTGTTAGACAACACATTTAATGCGCCATTACCTTGTGAAGTACCTTCTGCAAATGGATTAGCAACTAGACCATATCGTGTCTTGAAGCCAATTTTTGGTTGGAAGTTGTTTGTATCAACTGCACGAACCATTTGTAAAGGAACGTATGGGCAGTATCCTCATCT